ACCACCACCATATGTATTTTCGTGTTCAGCCAATTTTTCTTCATATCTTGGTCTGTCTTCAGCATTTAAATATAGATAGGCTCCAGGTGTTGATGGTGAAGATACAAGGTCAAAACAAATTAACTCAAAATCATCTTGTACTTCGTTTTCGTTACCCTTTTTCACCAAAGACCCGACTCCACGAGAAGATACTCCCATGGTGACTCCTTGTCTCATAAGATTTGCGGCAACATCACCCTTTGACGTTACTATTCCTCTTTCGTGAAAACCGGGGCTAGTCAATAATTTAATTTTACCCATCAGAACATTACCTTCCCACCACGTTTCAGTAATAAGGTGTGATACTCTATCTAAATCTACTAACGATGATTCAGGGTGATTAAGTTCTGATATAGACATTCCTCTTTTTATAACATCTTGGTATTTTTCAGATTCTCTTTTTAAAATCTTTTCGGGATAAACTCTTCCGTTTCTATTTGGAACACCGTATTTCTGTAGTGTTGCATAAAAAACAAATGGTTTTGAATGGTCAAGTTGTCCGTATGATTCTCTAATTATATTTTGGTTTCTTGGTTCGTTTGGATTTATAATTCCTGCATCCCATTCAACAAGAATTCCTTTACCCGTATCTTTTGGTCCTAAAATTTTCATAATATTTTTATTAATAAATATTATATTTCTTGTGTTTCTGCTAATTTTGTCTTACTTAATGTAAAATAAAGTGAATTTTTTAAATCATCCTTATAAATTGCAGATAAAATATTTTTTATTTTTGACCTTAAAATTAAAGATTTAAAATCGTAAGTATCGTTGTGAATAAAAAGTGTTATTTCTAAATTTAAAAAACTTTTTTTGTTTTTTTGAAGTCCACTTGTTCTGAGGTCTAAGTCTACTATATATTTTTTTTCAAAAATTTTATGGTCTACAACTTCAAGTAATGTGTGTAAGATTTGTCTTTTTATACTTCCTGTGATTGAAACCCAGTTTGTGTAATCATCTTTTGGTTCAACCCACGTTTGTAAAATTAAATAAATTGATTTAAAATTTTTGGAATCGACTGTTCCATATTGACATTTTGCATCATCAAAAATGTTTAGTTTTGATGTTTTTCCTTTCTTCATTTTTCATATGTAAGAGGTTTATTTTTATAAAATATAACAATTATAAAAGAATTTGTCAAAACCTAAAAAAGTTCGTATATTTATATTAAAAAAGGTAAAAAATTTATGATTATTATTGAAGTTAAAAAAAACAATATTGAGCAAGCTTTAAAACAGTATAAATTTAAAGTTTATAAAACAAAACAATTAGAATTTTTAAGAGATAGACAAGAGTTTGAAAAAAAATCTGTTAAAAATAGAAAACAAAGAATAAAGGCGGTTTACCTTCAAAAGAAAAGAAATCATTTATCTTCTTGATTTTTATCTACCTTTTTTTTGTGGGTAAAAAAATCAACAGAAGTAAGACCTAAAGTTCCAAAAGCTAATAACCCGATAGTTTCTATTAAAATTTCAGGTGCCTCATATTTCCCACAACTGAACAAAGAAACAAATAAAGCCGCAATTAAAGAAATACTACACAAAAGACCAATAAATCTTTTTGAAGATATACCTCCATTGGCACCTTCCATCATATTTTTAAAAAATTGAATCATAACCCTTCTTGGAGTTGTCTTAACTTGTAGTAGTTGTAAAAGTCTACTGGTGAATTCTGTATTTTATCTACAGTTTTTTCAATTGTATTTTTTAAATCATTTTCACTTGATTCGTTTAACTTCATTTTTAAACTGTCAACAATAGATTCTTTTAATCTTACCATTCTTAATGCTAACTCATCTTTTGATAAAGAAACTATTTCTTTTATTTCATTTTTTTCACTTTCAGATAATGTAGAAATTTCTTCATTTAACTTTGAGTTTGCAACCTTTAACATTGTTTCTAAAGGTAAATTGATTGATTCAGAAATAGTTTTTTCTATTTTGTTTGTTGTTAAAACTTTAGATATTTGTTTTTTGGATTCTAAAATTGACTCTAAATTTTTAATAGACTTATTATATATGACAGTATCAATGGTTTCATATTTGTTACTTGGGTTGTTGTGTAAGTCAATCGCATTAATCCAAGAACCAATTTTATTCAAAACTCTTGTATTATTTTCTACTAAAATTTGTGAATATTCAACGGATTCATTTACATAGTCGTTCACCAAATCTGATGACATACCTTTGTTTTCAGTTAAATCATCATATATATAATACAATTCTGCAATATCCTTATTTTCTAATACGATAGTTTTAAATTGATTAGAAAAATATTTAAACTCATCTTTACCATATAAATTGATAAAAGTTTCTTCTATTTTAGTTTTAATTTCACCAAAAGTTGCCATAATAATTTTTTATAATAAATACTTACTTATTCAATAAGTTTTTAATTTTATCATCTATTTCATTTAGGGACATTCGTCCTTTTGATAAATCTAAAGTATTATCTTTATCAAAAAGAGTGTTTTCTAAAATTAAATTTAAATCTTTTTTGTTGAAACTTTCAGGAGTTACCCCTCCACCTTCAGGTGCAGGAGGTGCTTCAGGTGCAGGAGGTGCTCCTCCTCCTTCTTCAGGTGGCATTCCTCCTTCAGGTGCTGCCCCTCCGGCTTCACCACCCGCAGCAGCACCATCTTTTTTACCGTATAGTGAATCAAGAGTATCAAATAATCCTGTTTTAGTTATAACTTCAGCAGTTTTACCTAACTCAGCAGATACCGCTCTCTCAATTCTTTGTTGTTGTAAATCAAGTCTAATTTCATCATCAGAAAATCCTAAAATGTGTTTTTTGGCCCAAGACGCCGATACAGGAGCAACACTATCTTGAATTGGTGCGACGGCGTCTTTAAACAATGTGATTTTTTCTTTCCATAATTCAATACCAAGAAGGTCAGATTGTTTTGACGGGTTTGTAAGCCCAAGAGTAAAGTTTGTTAATTCATCTTCAAACCCTAATAAAAATAAATGAATGATTGCAATTTTGTTCATTTCTGCAATCATAGATTTTTGAATTCGGTTGATTGTTCTTGCAAATCTAATGTCGAGAAGTGATAAGTTCTTACCATCACCAACAGCCTCTTCAAATCCTAAATACGCTTTTGGAATTCTTAATGCTGTAACTAATTTCTTTTGGATATATTCAATATCTGCAATTTCAGCCAAGTTTTGAGCTCCTGCTAATGTTGTTATTGGTTCAGGGGCTGCCATATCTCTTACAGGAATAAAGTAATCTTGGTCTACTGCCATTTGATTATATCTCATATCAACATTTCCTGTTTTTTGGTCAACAATTTGGTCTCTTTTAAATTTGTTTGCAACTCTTTGTACGTATGCATCAACATCTTTATCATCCATATTACCAACAAAAACTTTAAATACACGTCTTTCAGGGGCTCTTGATACACGATAAATCAACATGGCATCTTCAGATAACAAAAGTTGTTTCCAAATACGACGTGCTTTTTCTAACATTGAAGTTCCGTATGGAAGTTTTCTGTCGTCGCCTAAAATTCTAAAGTGAGCAACTTCCCAAGTATTAAACTCCATATTTTTTTCCTTCCAAGTAAACTTCAACGCATCATTTTCAATTTCTGCAGAATATTTTTCAGGTTGAAATTTCATACCTTTTTCTAAACGTTCAATTTGAATGTTAGGTAATTGTTGACAACCAACAACACCTCTTTCTGGGTCCAATTTTAAATACACAAAGTTGTCACCAAACTTACACGTATTTCTAATCCACATTGGTAAGTTTGTATTAATATCCAACTTATTGTTGAATAAGTCGGTTAATACCGATTTGATTCTTTTTGATTCTGAATAAATTTGAAGGATGTGTCCATCTTTATCAGGTGTTGTTGATTCTTCAGCATAAATGTCTAATGCTGCTGAAATTTCAGGAGTATATTCCATTGACTCATAATCATAATATGAAGCCATTCTTGTTGGTTCATAATAAACCGCCTGTTGATATAGGTTACTTTCAACTTTTTGCCATTGTTGACCAATGTACATTGTTTGTTGAGCCTGTAGTTTTTCTCTTTCGTAATCTTGTTTGTTTGGTGTTTTTAAAAGTTCTTTTTTATCAAACTTAAAAACAGGGGACTGTTGGTCCATTGTTGAATTTGGTCCAAAAACTTTACCTAATCTTTGCCAAACTGTATATTTTTCTTCTGCCATTTTATTTTTTAAAATAGTTCATTTTATAATATTTTAAACTCTTCTACCACCAAATAACCAAGAATAATTTTCATAATCACCTTTTGTTGGTCCCGAATACGCTCTACTATTATACATATCGGTTTGAGCCGGAATTGAAGGGTTAAAATTTTGTGATGATTCTCTAAACACATTTTTGTCTGTCGTCCAAGAATCAATCATCGCTTTTGCCTGTTCTGTGGCCTTTTCAAGTTGAGCAAAAGAAGATTCCCCAACATAAATGGCCATTGCCATTGCCATAATTAAGTCATCGTGTTGACCCTTTTGGTGGTCAGGTCGTCCATTCACATAAACAAAAGTATTAAGTTCATTAAACAACCTCTGAGACCTTACAGCAAACCCAAATCTTAAAGCCTCCTCAAACGCCTGAACAATAAGAACTCTTTTTGAGTTAAAATTAATTCCCGGTATTTTTTCATTTTGTTTTGGGTCCCATTTCCATTTATCTGCCGGATTTATTCCGTCCACATATAAATTTTTATACCCCAACTCTTGTAACTTTCTTGATGTTGCAACACCCATTCCACCCGTAATATCCGTTACAATAAATGCATTATACATTGTGGCCCACTTATATGCAATTTCAGCTACAATATCAGGTGGAACTTTTGCAATATATTCTAAAACTTGTTCTCTTTCATCAAAATCAATAATAATAAAAGTTGTAAAATCTTCACTATCACCTCTTGAAACATCCATTCCCATTATGTATCTGTGTCCGGCAACTGGTTCTTTCCATTGCCACAATACACCACCCATAAATTTATTTTCAGGTTCTTTGATAAAATTGTCTTTTATTTTTTTCATTGTTTCAGGAGGTATCACGTTATCCCCCGAACCTAAAAAGTTACACTCCAACTCTTGTGAAATTTTTCTTTTGTCAAACTTTAATTTTTTTGACATCGCTTCAAACCAAGAAGAATAAGCTTTGTATCCTTGTTCTAATTTTTCTTTTATTTCTTCAAAATTTCTATCGGATACTTTAATATTTGAATAATCTAATGTGATTTCATTATCTTTATAATCACCTCTGTTTAACATATAGTGAATTATATCATCACACTTAATTAACTTTAAATCTTTAGAATATCTTGGGTCACGAAACCAAAACATTTCAGTAATTTTAAAGTCATTCATTCCTTTGATTGCTTGTGAATAAATTGAATAATAAATTGGGTCAAATCCATTTGGTGTGGAAATTACAATTACTTTACCACCTGTAGAAAGGGACGCCATACAAGCAGACCAAAAGTCTTCGTCAGCGTCAATATAAGCGGCCTCATCAAAAATAAGAATTGTTGGTGTATATCCACGTAAAGCATCTTTTGATGTTGCAACGGCTTTTACTTCACAACCATTACTTAATTTAAAGTGTCTTGCCGCATTTTTTTCAGATGAAAATCCTACACCTAACCAAGAAGGCCATTGTTCAACAAAAGACCTTACTTTATTTGCCATTTCAACGGCAGTATCCAATTTGTTTGCAATAATTAGGATTTTTTCTGGTTTTGATTTTTTAGCAAAAACCAATCTTTTAGATGCCCAAGCAGATGTTACGGTTGATACTCCGGCCTGACGATACTTTAATGCGATATTTTCTTCAGCAGTATCGTAGTCTTTTACAAGAGTAACTTGGTCGTTAAATAATTCTAATGGAACGTATTTAGATTGTGTGTTGTCGTAAGTTTGCAAATATGTTTTAAGTGCATATGGTGTGTCATTTACACACTTAGCATACTCTAATAATATTTGTTCTTTTGATAACGACATTCATTTTTAAATTCTATTTCTATAGTTTCTTAAAAGTTCTTTTTTTGTAAAGTGTGGAGGAATATGTTTTTGAATAATGTTTAAAATACTTTCTTCCAAATTACCTACTTCATCTTCACAAGTATCATATACTACTTTATCTTCGTTTTCTGTCATATCATCTGTAACATACATTCCATAGTTACCATCAATAACGTAATGACAATTTCCAGTTTCTTCATACATATTGTCAGCTTCTGCAACTAATCGGTCAAACTCACTATCATCTTTTTTGAAAAAATAATCTTTAAATCCTTCTTTTAATTCATCATCAGATGTACTTGCAAAGTCTTTAATTTGTTTTTTTGTCATAGATTTAACAACATCTTTTACTTTACCTCTATAACTTTTTGGTATGTCAGACATTTTTTTGTAACCTTTTTCAACTGAATAAGCAGCCCCCATTAAACCTCTTTGTTTTTTTGATACGGCCTTTTCATATATTTCAGACTCTGTTGGCATTCCGTCACCATAACTATCTTGACCATCATCAGTTCCTGGTCCAACTTGTTTAGGGCTTTGTGTTCTTTTTCCCATTTCGAAGTCCATAGGGTCTTCCATATCTTCTTCAAGTTCTTCTTCATATGTAACAAACGCTTTTCCTGATGCCTTAGCTTTATTTTCATCATCAGAGCCTTTTTTCACATTTAATACTCCAGCCTGTTCCATAATCTTACCATATAGTAAGTTTAATTGTCCGTTTGATAACTTTTCTAAAGTTCCCATTGAAAACCCTTCGTGGAGTAATCTTTGAAGTTTATAATTCATATGTTTCATTTGATACTAAATTTTTTTCCCAATTTAATACGACATCTCTTTCGTATAATTTATTTTCAACATTTTCAATACTTTCTCCAAATTGAAAAACTAATCGTTTCTTTTTGAAAACAGTTATTTCATCTGAGTCTGATTTTTCCCAACCCAAAGAAATAACCCCATCAACCGCATCATACACACAAAAAAAGTCTGAATTTTGAACTAAATCCAATTGTATGTCTGAATTTTTTAAAATCCCAACTTTTTTTATAAAGTCAATTTTAGGAGGTGATGGTCTACCGGCAGCCGGCTCAACATCCCAATCTTCACCATACGCATCGTCAACATCAGAAAAAATAAATTCATAAATGTTATCACCTCTAAAGTTTGGTCCTAATTCATTTATATAAATTAAATTCATATAACGTTTCCTTTTCTATCAATTTTAATTTGTTGACCTCTACGATTAAAAATTAAATTATTTAAATTAGTTTTACCAACAAACTGAGCCCCTTCATTTAAAAGTCTGTTTGCAGTTTCCAATTGGTATCTCGTTTCAGTTAATTCTTCTAATTCTTTTTTAGCCTTTAATTTTGTAAGTTTACTTTTGATATAATCTTTTTGTCTTTTTTCTTCTAACATTGGTAATTCATCTTCATCAACTCTAAAATACCCTTTTAAAACATTTTCAACTCTTGATTCACCAAATATATTTTCTTTTGGTTCTTGTGGCATTTCACCACCCATCATACCTTCATCACCCATTGGTGGCATTTCATCTCCCATCATACCTTCATCACCCATTGGTGGTTCCTCACCAAATTGGATATCTTCTTCACCACCAAAGTCTAAACTTTCAGGACCTTCATCACCATA